AAGGCACGGAACTCCTCGGCGATGGGCTTGAACAGCCACTTGTCGCCGGCCTTGTCCGTGTAGAAGTACTTCGTGTGGACGCCGCCCAGCTCGCTGGCGTCGCTGTGAAAGGTGAAGGGATTCTCAGCCTTCAGCGCTTCCCAGGCCTCGTCGGCTGTTCGCGCCTGGACGGCTGGGCTGACGATGGGGGCAGGGGCTGGAACTGGCTTCGGTGCTTTGGGCAGCAAGGCCTTTTTGGCCTTGGATGCCTCTTTGGCAGCCACTGCTTTGGCTGCGACCTTCTCAATGATCCCGGCCTGTGCTGCCGGCTGGGTCATGTAGGCAACGGCATCCGCCTTCGAGTACCACTGGAAGTACTTGACCTTCTCCGCTTTCAAGATGTCGCGAAGGGCGGCCTGCCCAAGGGATCCGACCTCCTGCGCAAAAGCGTCCCGCATCTTCGCCAGGTAGTCGTTCAACTGGAGGATCGCTTCGTCACCCAGCACCTTCTGGTTCTTTGCAATCAGGCTCGCGAGATCTTGCACCTGCAGCTGGAAGGCCTTGTACTGGCTGGGTCCCAGGTCTAGCGTCTCAGCGGCTTGGCCATGGAAGTGCCCCAGCACCTGTTCCTTCATGGCAGCCTTCTGCGCGGCCTCCTCGGCTGCCTTCTTGGCCGCCAGGGCCGCCTCTTCAGCCTTCTTGAGTGCCGCCGCCTTGGCTGCGCTCGTGGCATGGTCCACCTTGTGAATGGCGGACAGCAGCTCGTCCTTGGTCTTCAGCGCTCCGATCTTGTACTTCTTGAACCACTCATCCAGCTCCACCATGGTGTGGCCGTCCAGCCACCCCTCACTCTGGCCAGAGGCTTTCGACAGCAGGGCGATGCGATCCGCCTTGGTGCGGGCGATGGACACGCCCTTCTCCTTGGCCACCTCCCGCAGCTGGACCATGGTCAGCTTGCCGTAGTCCCCGCTCTTCAGCGCCTCCTGCACGGCCCCGTCCCCCAGCGCCTGGTCCGCCAGCTGCGCCTCCAGGGTGCCCAGGTCCGTGATCTGGGATAGAGACCCACCAGGCACGTGCGTGCAGCGGCACGCCGGGTGCAGGGGCTGGCTAGGCAGGTCCTGGAGATCGAACTCCCTGCCGTCCAGCGATCCACATTCGGGGCACTCCCGTTCGTCACCGGCGGTCAGCCAGCGCGCGCTCTTGACCCCGATCTGGGCCTCAAACTTCTTGGCGCCCTGGTTGTAAGCCCGCATGGTCTCGCTTCTCGCGATCAGCTCGGCACGCTGCTGCACGGACTTGAACACCGTCTTGCCCGCCTGGCGGAACTCCTCCGGGTCCTTGACGATGCCGCCGATGCGCCGGGCGATCTTGGCCGGGCCCTCGCCCTGGGCGATGCCCACCTGCGCGACCCCCTTGACGCCGGCGACGAGGTCGTCTGAGAGCTTGCCCAGGAGCTGCAGCTGGTAGTTCGAGAGGAAGTCCAAGGCGTCAGTGGGGACAAGGGAGAAAGCCGCCTCGGCCAAGGCCTCCCGGCCCGCCTGGTCCAGGGCCTGGTAACCGCCCAGCTTCTGGGCGCCCAGCTGGGCGAGTTTGCCTTCGATGCCGGCCTTGGCCAGGTCCCCCGTCATGCCCTGGTAGGCCAGCGTGAGATCCTGCTTCAGCTGCTCCGCCGTCTGGGCCAGGTGCTTCTCCAGGGCCTTCAGCCGCACCAGCTGCACGGACTTGCCCGGCTGGGCGCCGGGGCCGAACTGGGAGAGATCCCCCAGGGCCAGGATCTGCGCCTTCACATCCTTGGCCGCCCGGTCCAGGGCCTTCAGACTGCCGGCCAGGACCTCGTCCGAGTAGGCGCCGGCCTTGGCCAGGCTCTGAGCCGTGGCCTGTTCAATGGCCTGCCGCTGAGTGAGGGCGTAGGAAAGGAGGGCCCGGCTGCCCAGGGGCAGGAGCAGGGCCTCCACCTCCAGGTGGAGTTCTCCTCGGGGCAGCGGCGGATGCGGGCTGCCACACCTGCAGGCGGCGGCTGGCATCAGGCGGCCTGCGGCTCCGCGGCGTCCAAGGCCTGGACGCGCTCCATTGCAAGCGTGCGGGCCCGCGCCCGGATAAGCTGGTCCACCTGCTGATACAGCCCGGCCACGTCGCCCGTCTGGGGCGCCGGCGCCGCGGCGCCTGGGTCCTCCTTGGGCGCCCCCTTCAACCGCTCCGCCAGGTTGAGCAGGAAGGCCACCTGGTCCTGGGTCAGCATCTCCTGCTGGGCCAGGCCCACGATGTCCCCGGGCGACAGAGGCGCGATCACCTGCTTGGTCTCGCGCCCGATCTGCGCCTGCTCGATGTCGGGGGACAGGCCCATCATGGCCTGCAGGCTGCGCACACTGATGAGCCCACGGTCGTAGAGGTCCACCAGGACCTTGCGCTGGTCGGCGCCGGCGGACAGGTCGATCTCCGGGAAGGCGATGTGCAGGCTCTCGCCTTCCTTGCCGCGCATGGCCAGCCAATCGTCCAGGACCCATTGGAGCATGTCGCGCGCCATGTCCCTTAGGTCCGACAGCATGAGCTGGATCTTGGCGAAGCCCAGGCTGGCCGTGGAAAAGTTGGCCCCGTCCCCGGAGACCAGGGCGCGTGTAAATCCCATGGCGACGATGACGTCGCTCTTGGCCTCCCTCACCTTCTCCTCGGTCTTCAGGGTCTCGCCCTCGGCGCCGTAGGTCTCGATGGTCACGTAGAAGGGCACGACGGCGCCCTGGCGCGCGCTCATGCCATCGACGATCTTCTTGATGTCCTTCAGCATGCTGGGCTTGGGCATGACCACGGTCTTGCCGAACTGGCCACCCACCTTGATGAAGCGGATGGGCGTGGCCCAGCGCTTGGCGATGGCGCGCTCGGCGCGCCGGTAGTCCCGCAGGAGCTCGATGGACTCGAAGGCCGGCAGCACCATGCTGGTGCCGTGCTCGGCGAAGTCGGGCGCGTCCCACATCCAGCGCCGGAACTGCTCCAGTGACACGTCCGTGTGATCCCGGGGCAGGCCGCCCTCGTCCTGCAGGAAGGAGCGCACCTTCACCACCTGCCCGTCCTTCACCGTCGTCTCCAGCAGCAGGGGGTTCAAGACCTTGATGCGCCCGAAGTCCTGGTAAAGCGGCTTGCCCTCCTCGTTCTTGGCCTTCTCCTCCCCGCCATATTCCTTGAATGCAGCCGCCTCGCCCTTGGTCAAGAGCTGCAGCAACTGGTCCTTCAACCAGCGCTTGAGGTTCAGGCGCCGCTTCAGGGCGTCCACGTCCTTCTGCAGCTCGGGCGTGCTGGCCAAGAGGGTGAAGTCGTCCCCCACGGCCAGGGTCCGCCAGGCGTTGATGCAGTTGTTGACGATGGGTTCCTGCTGGAAGTACTCCCAGGCCTTGGCGCCGCGCTCGTGCCACTCCTTGGGAATCCCGTCCACGGAGGTCTCGCTGGCGAAGGGATCGATCGTGGCGGCCTGGGCCGCCATCTCGTCGCCCACCTCGACTACGCCCTCCGCCGTTTGGCGGACGGGAAAGAGCCCGCGGCTGAACAGCTTCACGATGGCCTCCTACACAAAGATGTCGCCGGTGAGGACCGGCATCACGAACTCGGCCTCGCCCATCGACCCATCGTCCACCAGCTGTTTCAAGAGCTCGCGCTCCTTGCGCAGGACGGCGCAGCGGGTGGAGTCGATGATATGGTCGTTGCCCTTGGAGTACACGATCCGACTCGCTTGGCTCTGCGAGTAGGTCTGAGTGGTGAACTGGTCCTCCCAGTCCGGATCCACCTCGCCCGCGGGGAAGAGAATGGTCCGATTCGCCAAGCGCCCATTGATCAGGCTGGTCATGTACTCCTTGACGCGCTGGGTCTTGGGCCGGCCCTGCGTATCGTAGCCCGTGGTCAGGCTGCCGCCGAAGTCGTAGGTCTCCAGCCGATGGGCGAACTGGTGATCCGTGTAGCGGTCCTCGGTGGTGAGGATGTGCTCCACGGACAGCCCGTTGGAGCCGGCATCCAGGCCCAGCCCGGCAAAGTCGAAGTGGTCGTCAAGGAGGGCGATGAGCGCCGCCTGGTAGGTGTAGGGCAGGTGCTCGTTGTGGACTCGGAGGACAGGCACCAGGCGCCCGCGCTCGTCGTCCAGCCAGACCGTCAGCTCGCTGGGGTCGTTGGTGTAGCCCAGGTCGCCGCCCAGCCAGTACACGCCGCGGTTCTCCTCCAAGCCATCGAGCACCCCGCTCAGGCGATCCGTCGCTTCGTCCACGGATTGCAGGCCATCGAACTCTTCCCCATCCAGGCGGATCACCTTGTAAAGCTTCTCCAGCTTCCGCAGGCTGGCCTGGAGCTGGCGGATGTTGAAGGCCGCATAGGACGGCGCGCCGTGCACGCCCGCCACCTCGTGCTGGAAGCCCGCCGTGTCGCGGCCGCCGAAGAATCGGGCGTCCGCCTCGATGTGGTCCTCCGTGCAGCCCGGCACGATCCAGCTGGGCCAGTGGTAGACCTTCCAGCCGCTCTTCTTGTCCGTCGTGATGCGGTAGTAGGTCGTGTTGCGCAGGCCGTTCGGGTTGGAATAGGCGCGCATCTGGCCGCCGCGGTTGAGCACGCGGCGCAGGGCCCGCCAGGCGGGCTCCGGGTACCAGGCGGCCTCGTCCACCAGCACGCGGTCGCAGTGCAAGCTGCGCACGCTCTTGCCCGTGGGGCCGGCCGGGCGGATGTAGATGATCGTGCCGTTCTTCCAGTGCATCTGGTAGTAGGGTTTGCGCGTGATGCGGTGCCGGCCGTTCTGGTCCACGGCCACCAGGCCCAGCAGGAACTCGCTGTTCTGCAGGTGGGCCTCCACCTCCTCGATGACCTTGTTGCAGTGGCCGTCGTTGGGCGCCGTCACCAGCATGCGGCCGTTCCGGGCCGTGACCCCGTAGTGCAGGACCTGGACCACGATGTCCACGGTCTTGCCCACGCCCCGGCCATCCTGGTGGACGATCTGCCGCTCCGTGTCCCGCACATCCTCCTGCTGGTGGGGCCAGAGGGCCATGGGCTGGCCTCCCATTTCGCCATCCAGCTGCGTCAGGAAAGCCGCGGCAAAGGCCACCGGATCCAGCAGGATCTGGGCGAGGGAGATCTCGTCCGGAGATAGCTTTGGAAGGGTTGGTCTTCGAAGTGCCATCAGCTTGATATTCAAGCCTTTCCAGGCTTGACTCGCCCATTTGAAAGCTGCAAGCTTGTGTCCAGAGAGCAGCGGCTGGATCCCAAGATCCAGCCGGCACACCAACAGGTGGAGAGTGTCATGCGGTCACATATCCCCTCCTTCGCGGAATTCCTACGGGCCCGGCGCCTCGCCTCCAGCACCATCACCCTGTACCTGCGCGAAATCATGGGACTCGCCACGGCCTTGGAAGGCGATGGTACGGCCCTGGAAGGGCTCACCCTACAGCAGGTCTCACAATACCTCGCCCGAGAGGAAATGTCAACCAGCACGGCTAGACGAGCACGCAGCGCCATCCTGCAGTTCCTGGCATGGCGCCGGCATCCGGTGGCCACCGAGCTGGCCAGTTTGCGCATGCCACGAGCCTTTCCACCTGCACCAGACTTCTTGAGTGACGAGGAGGAACACGCCTTGCGCAAGACGCTGAAGGCCAGGATCGATCAGCGCCACCAGGCCCGGGACCGGGCGCTGCTGTCGCTCATGATGGACACGGGTCTACGTGTGGGGGAGGTCGTGCGGCTGAGGGTGGCGGATGTGAACCTTGCTGAGAAGCAGGTCCGCGTCACGGGCAAGGGCGGGAAGCATCGCACGCGCTTTCTCCCCACGGAGACGCGCGAGCTCCTGGCCAAGGAGGTCGTAGGTCTGTCTCCTGATGCTCCCCTCTTCTCCTCGCAAATGGGATTGCCACTCTGCGACCGTCAGGTGCGTCGCATCCTCACCCAGTGGGCAGGGTTGGCAGGCATCACACGCCCCGTCCACCCGCACTTATTGCGGCACACCTTCGCCACCAGCCTATTGCGCAGTACCGGAAATCTGCGTTTGGTCCAACTGGCCCTGGACCATGAAAGTCCGCGCACAACGGCCATCTACGCCCATGTGGCCAACGCGGAGCTGGAAGCGGCTGTGGAAAAGCGCGCCTGTGGTTGACATTTCACCAAACCAGCTTGCATTATTGGTACTCAGTACCTATCTTGTGCTCATCAATCAACCAAGCCCAGCCGAGGCTGGGCCAGCACAAGGAGATTGGACATGTACTTTCTGCTTCGCGAGACCCCGAAAATCAGTTTCAAGCACAAGGCTATCGCAGGTCCGGTGGACGCTGCCAGCTTTGCTGCCCAGCAGCTCAAGGGCGTGGCCGAGGCTGACCAAGAGCTTCTGATCGCCATTCCATTGAATACCCATCACCAGCCAGCTGCGCCAATCATGATTGCCGCCGGCGGCCAATCCTTCGCGCCTGCGGATGCCAAGATCCTCTTTCGCCGCCTGTTGGACGTTCAAGCGGCTGCATTTATCCTGGCCCACAATCATCCATCTGGCGACCCGACGCCCAGCAAAGAAGACATCGCCCTGACCCGCAAGGTGGCCGAAGCGGGCGAGCTGCTGGACATCCACCTCATCGACCACATCGTCCTTGGGGCAGATAGCGCCTACCGTTCCATCAGAGAGCTTGTCGGTTTGTAGAGCAAAATGTGCCTGGGCCGGCAATCAGAGCCGGTCCAGGCCTCTCAAGGAGGACCCTATGACTCACGACGCCGACATCCGCCACTTGCAGCGTCACCTGCCCACCTTCAGAGACGTGCGTGCCACTCCTGGAACTCACTTCGCGGTGCGGGCCGAAGGCCTCATCGTCCGATTGGTAGTCGGCCCCAAGGGCGGGATCCGATTCCGCCGGGCCACCGACGAAGAACTGAATCAGCTGGCCATTGACTGAACTTCAGGAGCATGCCATGCAGCACCCTTCAACCACCCGCCTCGATACCTCCCACACATGGGAAGAGATGGCCGCCTTCATCCAGGCTTGCCCTGAGCCCCTGTGTGTTCTATTGGAATTCCGGGACAGTGGCCGCATGCGCATCCACTACGTCACCCGACAGGGAGGTGTCGTGGGGCAGGCCGTGTGCACCTTGTCCCGCGGCTGGATGTATGGCCTTCCCCACGGCATCCCGAGTGGGCCAGTGGCCGCGGCCGCTGCCGGCAAGGACTTCTGCGAAAAGGCCAGGTCGTGAGTTCGACCAGACAAAAGGACCACATCATGGACCGAGTCATCACTGGCGATCTAAGCAAGCACCGCGTTCGTCAGGTCATCGTTACCGCCAAGGGAACCGACCCCGGACCTCACTGGACCCTCTATACTTCAGTCCACGACACGCCATTGGATAGAGCCCACGAGAAGAAACCTGGAAGCACCCTGACTGAGTCACTGTCCTTGGTTGCCCCAGACGGCCAACCCATCCGTGTAACGGATGCCGAGATCTGGCGCGCTGGCGCTCGCGCCCAAGCCCCAGACGGTGCGCTGGTGGTTCGCCAGAACGACACTTACCCAGTCACACGCGAGGAGCTCATCCTACCCCGAGAATCACGAGGCTACGCACCTGTGCCGGAAGGCCCCATGACTGAAGAAACCGTCCGACGCGACCGCGGTGACATCACCGCGATCTTCCCCAGCCTCTGGACTTCGCCGCGCACACTGGACACCTCAGGCGAAGCCCAGGCCCGCTTGGCGGCCAAGCCACAGTCACAGTACATCACCTGCAGTGTCCGGCCTGAAAACGGTCGCTGGGCCTACGCAACCGGCACCGGCAGCCACCAACGTGTTTGGGGCGCAGCAGCCACGCAAGAGGAAGCTGTCCTCCTGGCCACCGCCCGCATGTACGCCGCTTGGATTGACTGGCATGACAAGGTCCTGGATCTCGCCGGTGGCCGCACCGATTGGCTGGGGGGCCTGCCGGCACCGCAGCCCTGCGAGATCCAGCTTCTCGGCCGGAGGGAAGCTGAGAAGCTGGTGGGCGACATCCGCGCCTACGACCATGTCGCCGAGGCCATGCAGGGCGGCACGCAGGCCGCTCTACGCGCCATCATCACCGCCCACGGCTACACGCGCGCCCAGGTGGCGGAGATCCTGGGCGTCTCGGTGGACACCGTGCACAGCTGGCTGCGACCTCCCACCAACGCTGCGTTCCGGGCCATGCCCGTGCGCGAAGTGGAGCGGCTACGGCTCTTGATCCAGGAGGCATGCCGTGCCTGAGCTCCACCGCGCCCAGCAACGGCTCATTGCAGCCGGCCGTGTCTACGATGGCATCTGGCGACTCCTCGATGCAGAGCGCGCCGCGTGCGATGACGATATTGCCACATGGCCCGAGCATGTGTACCTGCCCATGGAGCGTGCAGCTATCGGACTGGCCATGTGGCACGCCCAGCACGCCCCAAAACGACTTGACCCCATGTCGCTGGTTGGCCCGGCGTCCATGCTGGCCGGGCTGGCCACGTGGCGCGTCACCCAGGGCATCTACCGATTCGACCCGGACATCTACGCCGCCCTGGTGGACACGCCCGTCACCGGCAACATCCCCGGCGAGCTATTCGCCCGGCTGCCCGAATGGTGCCTGTACTTGGAGACGCCCGGGCTCAAGGCGCCTCTGGTGGGCACCCTCGACGCAGCCCTCACCCAGGTGGAGGCCGACTGGCGCGAAGCCATCAGCCGCGGAAACACCACCACCCGGCCCGCAGCCACCTACGCCGCCGAAGCCCGCGCCACCTTCGCACCCATCCTGTCACTCCTGCTCTACCTGTGCAGCGACCGCGCAGACCTTAGCCGGCCCCGGCCCAGCCGGCCCACACCCACCAAGACCAAGCAGGGGCCGCGCCACTTCCCGCCAGCGGCGCCATGCACCTGGGACGTGGGCCTGCGCATCGGCGCCGCCCTGCGCCACGGCATGACGGCCACACACGATGGGACGCTTGCCGCCGCCACTGGTACGCACGCCAGCCCCCGGCCGCACATCCGCCGCGCCCACTGGCACACCTACCTCGTCGGCGCCGGCCGCACCGACCGCCGGCTCAAGTGGATTCCGCCCATCCCCATCAACGTCGAGGACCTGGACCAACTTCCGGCCACCATCCACCCGGTGCGGTGACTTGTCCAGCCCACTCAACACCACCCACCAAGCACCTGCAAAAAGGGCCCACGCGCCTTGCGCCGGGCCCCTGGAAATGGCATTCTCGATCTGCGTTTGCGGAGGATCAGGCCTCAGCGGCCGGCCGTCTGCTCTTGGGCGGCTGGCCGCGACTCCTCCTCGGCCAGACCGTATTGCCCCAGGTCCCGCTCTCCAAATTTCAGCAGGATCTCGCGCAGCCTTTTGCGCTGCTCCAGGGTTTGGTCCTGACTCTTGCTCACCGCGTAGGAAACGTCTTGGAGAATCTCCTGCAGCCAGTGCGACCCGCGCCACCGCACGGGCATCGCCAGCCAGCTGTCAAGCAAATCCTTCGCCGCCAGGGGTGCCTCAGCCACGAACGTCCGCCAGTAATCCGCATTCGCCCTGACGCCTTCCCACGCCCGCTTGTTGGCCAGAAACGTCCTCATCATCCTGGCCCGGGCCCTGCGGTACTCCATCCACGGCTGGATCAAAACCAGAGACAGCATGGCGATGGCTGCGCCTGATGCAAACGTGAGAACGTAACCAAGCATTGTCCCCTCCCGGTTCAGGCCAGTATACCATCCATCAGCTCCACGTACCGCTCAAAAAGGAACGCCACTCGCTCCGCCTCGTTGGGGAATCCCTTGACGCCGTAGGCCGCGTCCACCGCCTTGTCCAGCGCATGGTGGGCCCTCACCAACACTGGCGGCATGGTCAAGGGATCGTAGAGATCCGCCAGGGTGGAGCCGGCGAACTGCGCACGAGCATCCAGCACGCCCTGGGCCGCGGTCTCGATGGTCTTGCGCTGGGCTGGCGTTGGAGTGGGCCAGGGATAGTTGTTGTAGACGATGGTCACAGAGTACTGGTAGCGGCTTTCGAGCCGTCCGCAGACCGCCCGTGTCCAGGCCATATGCATCAGTGAGTGTAACACTCCGAAGTGAAACACTGTGGCATCTGGGACAACTAGAACAGAGGGATTTACAATTAAATCTCTAGAACAAAAACCGAGGGGTATATAATCCCTGCGCTCTGAACTAACCTTTGGAACAAGTAAGTAGTCCGTCAATGGTTGGCGGTCAGCTTGAAACAACGATGGAAAGTCTGCCCAGCGTCTTGTGTTCGCATCTACACTCTTTAGCCGCTCCGCTCTGACTTTCTCAATCCGATCCACTACCCATGGGATTGATCTAATCAATCCAGCAGGTACATACTTCATCCAAAGACAGTACCGGCGTGTACCATTGATGAATTCTTCTGAGCCAATAAACTGGCGCACAAGTGGCTCTGCTTCGGGATACTTTGAGATAAGGTCTGCTCTATCCGATTCTGTTAACGTGAGATGTCCGAAGTCAGCAGCCTTGCTTCCAAAGTCCATTTCCGGTGCGTTCAAAATTGGTCGCATCCTTTTTTTGATAACGATATCTGGACCTTCCACCAGATATGGATTAATGCGAGAAACCTCGAACTCATGTGGTTCCGACTTCACTGTCGCGTAGTCGAACAACCTCCGTTTGTCCGGTTCGTTGAAACCAAACCCAACGATGATGCAATGCACTGCCGCCTTGCCACGGGCCTCACTGGACCATTGGAATGTCCGATGGGCGAACTGGATCCGCAGGCCACGCTTCAGGAGTGGCGGCCACAGCACGCTCGGCTGCTCGCCCTGAGTGATAGAGTTTGTGGAGACAAAGGCTACCCGGATGGTGGGTTCCTCTTCCAGCATTTCAACGGCTTTGACGTACCAGTTGGCGACATAGTCAAGATTACCCGCGCCTTCTACGCCAGCAAAGATGCGTCGCGTGTCCTCCTTCTGTTGTGCAGACTGCTCCTTCTTGCCAACGAAAGGCGGGTTGCCCAGGATGTAGTCCAAGTCCGCCGGCGCCACCACCGTCCGCCAGTCCAGCTGCAGGGCATTGCCTTGCTCGATGGCCGCATGCTTGCGCAGCGGAAGCCTGGCGTAGTGCACGCCGAACTCCTCCGACACCCGCATGTTCATCTGGTGGTCCATCAGCCACAGCGCTACCTGGGCAATCTGCGCCGGGAATTCCTCCAGCTCAATGCCGTAGAACTGATCCACGTCCAGGCGCAGGATCGCCGCAATGTCGAAGAACTGCTTGCCCTGCAGCGCCGCCTTCTTGTAGAGCACACGCAGCACGTCCAGCTCCAGCAGCCGCAGCTCCCGGTAGGCGATGACCAGGAAGTTCCCGCAGCCGCAGGCCGGGTCCAGGAAGCGCAGGTTACCCAGGTTCTCGTGGAAGGCTGCCAGCTGCTTGCGATTCCCCTTCACCCTCTCAAACTCGGCACGCAGATCGTCCAAGAAGAGCGGCCGCACCAGCTTCAGGATGTTGCCCTCGCTGGTGTAATGCGCGCCCAGGTTCCGCCGGGCCTGCTTGTCCATGATCGACTGGAACAGGCTGCCGAAAACCGCCGGGCTGATCAGGCTCCAATCCAGCCCGCAGCACTCCAGGAGCGACGCCCGCATGGCGCTCGTGAACGACGCCACCGGCAGCACATCGTTGAAGAGGTTCCCGTTGACGTAGGCAAAGGCCGCCAGCTGCTCATCCAGGCTGCGCTGGCGCCCCCCCTGCTCTGTGTTGAGCACCTGAAACAAGTGCGCCAGCTGCGGCCCCAGGTCGCTGCCGTCTTCCGCCGTGCGCTGAATGATCCAGTCCTGGAAAGCCCGCCGCTCAAAGATGCCCGTGTCGTCGGCGAACAGGCAGAAAAGCAGACGGACCAGCAGGACCTCCAGCGGATGACCCTCGTAGCCCGACTCCTTCAAGAGGTCGTGCAGATGCCCCAAGCGCTCTGCGGCCTCGATATCCACCGGGTTCTGGGCTGTGAACGCCTGGCTCTGGTACCCAGCAATGAACCCGAAGCGCCGGACCTCCTTGTGCAAGTCCGCCAGCGCAAACTCACACGTCGCGTCCGTGTCCAGATCTGTCAGGCGGATTCGCGCGAAGTCCGAGACCACCACGTAACGCGGCAGGTCCTTCTCCGCCAGACCCGGGAAGTAGTCCCTGGCCTGCTTGGCCGCATGGTCCAGATTCTTGCCCCGGGACTTGTGCTCCACCAAGAGCACGCCCTTCCACAGCAGGTCGATGTATCCGTCGTGGCCATCGCCCTTCTTCACCGGCTTCTCGAAGGATGCCACTCGTCGTCGTGTCACACCAAACACCAGGAAGAACCCGTCCCAAAAGCTCTTGGCCTCCGCATCCTCGCTGGACTCATCCGCCCAGTCCCGGGCAAAGGCCCGCGCCCGTTCCCGGATCTCATTCCAGCTGATGGGCGCCGCCTTTGGCGCTTGGGTCTTCGGGGGCTTCGGGATTTTGGTCTTCATGGGTCTCGCGTCTTGGTGGGCGTGCAGGAAAGTCACATAGAGCAGCGGGCGAGGCAACTCGATTTTCTCTTCAGCCACGGACTCGGATTGTATAACGAGCCACCGCACACATTGGACACGCAGGACACGACTTGCCCCGCCGAGATCCCAAAACCTCCCAGCGCGCCGCCAGCCCGTGACCGTCGATAGGTGTTTGATGCAGGATTCGTCCTACATCCGTCAATGAAACCAAGTCGGGATCTGCCCAACGCCTTCACGTCAAAGAACCGAGGGGAACTCGGAAGAGATCTCTACACTCACTTGACTCTGGAGACCTCATAAGTGTTAGGGCGACACTAACGTCGACATGTGCATTACGACCTTCTGCGCACCTGCAAGAAGTTGAAATTCTTGCTTTACAACATTTGCATGAGTTGCATTAGGATCTGCAGCAGCTTTGAACAGATGAATATTGTTACGCACATCTCTAAGAGATTTGACATCACTCCATACAGCCGCTACATCGACTCTTCTCGCGGCAGTTGAATCCCATGAGGAAATCACATTTCCAAATGTTCGCTTGTTCGGATTAGGATTAAGACGATATCCTCTCCTTTCGGCATGAGCTCTAAGAACTGCTTCTGTAATTGAAGCGCAAAGCAAAAGTGCAGATTTTATTGCGCCAGAGCGAACTGAATGACCCAATTGATAAACATATGGCTTAGATGCCAATTTTCCAAATTCAGTGAATTTGGTACTCTTGAGAATATATAGTTGGAAGGCTAAATATTGATCCTCAACTGCGACTGCTTCAATGATTTTCGGGTCTGGGATGCTCTTCCATTTCTGTCTTAACCCCTGTAATGATGGAATGCTAAAGCCGCATGGATCAAAGAAGAAATCGACAGCCATTGTTAGCTCCTCAATTCGCCCTAACGGTGGCTTCAGCCGCGACGCGCCTGGCGCGGCGCTGCCTTCTC